CCAGATTTCGAATCAAAAACGCGAAGCACGTCAGAAGGGGGTAACCCCGACTGCTATGCTTCTTAATGCGTATTTTGGTTTTGGATCTGACTCTCATTCGAGGGATCATTTGGCAAATGATCCCACCCTAGACGCCAACATAAATGTTGGTGCAATGTCTGCTTCTCCCAATGGAGTTGCAGACACCGCAGATGATGCAAGCCACACTTTGAGTGACGACACCCCTATCCGAACATCTTTGGAAGAAACACACAGAACCACTCCTGGACCAGTTGGTCTGGAGAGTCCTCGCACTACACATGGCGTAAGACGTCCCGTTGGACGCCGTCATGTTATAGACGAGGCGGCAATGTGTCGTGAATCCCTTAGAATATTAAGATTCGCGGTAGAGTCACCCCAAGGATTAGCAGTTGTCGACAAGCTTCTTCGTAAGTTTGAGCGGATCCTTTCCCGTTCAGGGCTCGATCATGCAGTGGACTACCTTAAGTCAGAGTCTGGTGCTTGCCGAGAGATTTTCATCTCCGGTAAGCACTGTGGCAAGTTCCAATTGGACCTTGCCCAGATCTCTTTCTTAGGTCGATCACTACCGGTCGGGACTCCGGAGCAGGTAAAGAAATCACTCAATACTCACGTTGAAGACATGTCGTCAACTCCTACTCGAGAACCTCAACAGTTCCTAGACCGGCTAACTGAATTTGCAAGACGTTGGTCAGCCGCCCACCTCCCACCGGCAAACGTCATGGCTCCCCCTGACCTACCGACTCCATCATCTTGTATGGAGTCGACGGTCAAGCAAGGGGGGCTCCGAGGCTACGTAAGTAGGCTAGGAGTCCATGAACGCGCTAGTGAGTTGGTGAACGCTGAACCTGTCGTGCAGATCAGGTTGCCGGCCCAAGACGTTGAGGCCTTGGTTAACCACACGAGCTTACTCTTACACGGTCTCGATTTGTGCAATCAGCCTAACATCAGAGATGTCAAGGCCGTAGCACTCCGAGAACGCGGGAGAAAAGTCCGGGTGATCACCAAGTCTCGAGCAGGATTACACCTTCTCGGTCACGTTGTTAGAAAACGTCTTCTTGCAGGTCTACGCAAGACTAGTCAGTCAGCGTCAGTACTTCGCGGGATATCCGACACAGCCGTCGCGAAACATTTCGAGACTTGCCGTAACCCTGAGGTTATGGTATCGTCCGATTTGACTCGTGCGACTGACCTGTTTTCACACTCCTCTGTTGAGGCGTTGATCACAGGGTTCGAACTTTCTGGAATGTTTACACCGATTGAGATCAGAGCACTTAAGCTCAATTGTGGTTCCTTTGATATTGCTTACCCAGATGGCACTAAGGTGTCTTCAAAGCGCGGTATCTTAATGGGCCAACCCACAACGTTTACGCTACTCTGCCTCTTACATATTGCCTGTTGGCAATTTGCTATAGAGGACTGGGCAGCGGCTCACCACATAAAGAAAAGGAAAGCGGGTCTTATGAACCGCTTCCTGATCTGTGGTGATGATGCGTTGTTTGTTGGTTCCAACGAGGTACACGATCGCTATGTGAGACACATGCAGTGTATCGGGGGGCAGATCTCAGGTTCCAAACACTT